GCGATCGGGTAGGACTCCGGTTGCGGCAGGGCCCTGCTCATTCACCCTCCGTCGGGGTAGGCTCCGTGCGGAGGGCCGATTGCATCCGCGCGAGGGCTTCGGCTGCCGGGTCCACCCTGGCCGGGGCCGTGCCCAGCGCCGACTCGATCAATTTGATCGATGGGAGTTCGTTCATCGGGAGGACCTCGAGCCCGTGCTCCCCGATCCGTAGGATGATGTCCCGGAGGACTGCTGGATTCACGCCGAGGAGGGAGGCCTCCCCAGGCGATTGTTCGCATGCCCGACGCCATGCGTAGATCTCCCCGCGTAGGGATGCCGCCTGGGTTTTCGTGGCCGGTACGGTGATCGGGGCTCGTTCAATGAGGGCTAGGAAATGGGCTGACGGGTATGTCGCCAGCGGTCTGGTGCGTGCCAAGGGAGGGTCTCCGGTTAGGTGGCCGACGGCCACGGGCAATAATGGTACCATGCACGGGTTGCCCCGTCAACGGGGACGGGAAACGGCACGTAACGCCCGTCATGCCCGGTTGCACCGGTCCTGGGGCCACAAGCGGGACATGCCCGGGAAACGGGCGGGAAACGGCAAACGGGGGCACGATGGCCCCCGCGTCACGCATGCCCGATGCCGGGTCAGCCCGTCGGCGTCCTTTCATCCCGAATAGGGAGGGCCGTCTTCATGGTCTGAATCCACGTGTTGACATCCCGGGCGGCCTCCCCATGTTGCCCCCGTTTGTAGGCGTGCCCTGTGTAGCCCGTGGCCAACCGGAGGAGGTCGGTCGCCGAGACCCCTCGGGTAGGTAGCAGGCCCGTCCGGACATACATTTGCAACGCCATGCGCAGCTGCATGGCGGCGATCAGGCGCACGGCGTCCGGGCCCACAAACGCCGTGCCCCCGTTCCCAATGATGACTTCGCTATTGTCGGCCATGGCATCACCCGATCAGGCGGTTAGCGCGCCACACGCGGGCTTTACACCCGGCCATAGCGAGGGCCTCCGCCATCACCCAGGCGGTCTCCCTATTCGGGGTTGTGATGGTGTATAGGCGGTCCCCGCCTGCGACGATGAACGTGATGGTAATCATGGATGGTCTCCTATAACCCGGGGTCCGGCCAATCCAGGCCCCGGGATATAGAAGCCCCCGGGTGGGGGCATCGGGTTAGAAGGGGGCCGTGTCGTCCTTGACCGGGGCCGTGCCCAGGAGGGCGGCCAGGGCATTGGCGCCGATTGCGGGGTTCTTCGGGGCCTTCATCCGTGCGATGATGTCGGCTACCTGGGGCAGGGCACGCACGGCCGCCTGGGTCTTTTTATCCATCGCGGCGACCTTTGCCTTGACGGCATCCCGTTCCCCACCCAATTCGACCAGGGCACGAACGAGCAGCCCGTCACCCCCGGACCCGTCACCCGTGGCCTTCCGGTTCCAGTCCTCCCCGCACGCGGCCTGTTCCAGGTGGTCGGCTACGGCCCGAATGGCCTCGTACCGTTCGGCATCGGATGCCCCGGCGGACAGGGCACCCGCGTCACCCAACTTTTGCGAAAGCCCGTGCAACGCGGCCCGCGTCACGATGTCGGCGTGCAGGCCGGCCAACGATACGCGGACATCCGCGTGCCCGGTCACCGCGATGATGACGGCGTCTCCGTCAATAGACTTCTTGATACCCATGATGGTCTCCTATCGGTGGGCCGTTCGGCCCGTGGGCGTCAGGGCCATTCCCTAACGCATGGTGCTATTGTGATGCCGGACTGGGCCCGTGTCAACATGCCCGGAGATTACCCGACAAGAATGCCCGGGTATTATTTCCCCCGGTTGACCCGTGGGGGTTGCCCGGGTAGGCAATTGGGCAACCCGTAGCCTGGGCATCCGTGGCCCCGGGGTCGGCGGGGTGCCATTCGCGGGGGTGCACACACCCGGGCATTATCCACCACACGCGCAGGCCCGCGTGCCTAGCATGGATAAGGGATGGCTGGGGGGCTCTGTTACATACTGTTACAAAAAAAAAATTCTACGTCTAGGGACACTCCTCCCCCGCTCGTGTGTATGGAAACCGGGGGGCCACAAACGCCCGGGCCACGGGTCACCCAATTGGGCCACCATGTCACCCCCATGGGCCAGCCATCCCCTATCGGGGGACATGCCGCGGGTTGCCCACACCCGATCGGCCTTCGATGTTCCACGTGGAACACAGGCCCCGGCCATCCCATAGCCTGGGGCTATCTACCCACTCCCGCCGATACGCTTATCCCCTATCAGGCCGGGCTATCCCATAGCCGCCCCTACTATCCACTCCCTGCAGCCCATAGCCTACCCCTATCAGTCCGCGCACCGTCTCGGCCCATAGCCTGGGGCTATCCCTTCCCCTCTCCCGATAGCCGCGCTCCCTATCGAATCAGGCCCACCGATAGCAAGCCCCCCCCCGGTAGGGCGGCAGGCGGGAGTCCCAGGGGGCTGATCGGTAGCTGTATGGGTACAGACGTGGATCGCCCTTTCGGATAGACCCCGGGCGTTACGGTAAGGTAATCCCCGGCCGTTATCTCCCCGTAATCACCGGGCACCAAGGGCAGCCCCGGACCTCGGGGGTCACAAATCCCGCGTCACGGGTTGCCCCCGCCTAGCCCCTATCGGGAAACCGCTTGACATCCCTCCCGCCCCCGGCCATAATCGCCCGCATGTACCGCGACCAAGCCACTGGCACCCTCTCCAACGGGATCATGAAGGTCCGGTACTCTCACGACGCGATGATTGACCTCATCGTGGCCGAGCCTTCAATCAAGCAAAACGATCTCGCGGCGATCTTCGACCGCAGCCCGGCTTGGATCTCCCAGATCATCAACTCCGACGCCTTCCAGGCTCGGCTCGAGGAGCGCCGAACGGAGCTGGTCGATCCCGTTCTCCAGGCCTCCATCAAGGAACGGCTCAATGCCGTGGCCTCTGTCAGCCTCGAGAAGATCCTCGACAAGCTCACGAGCCCACTCGCCCCTTCCGAAGACTTCCTCATCAAAACGGCTGCCCTTTCCACCAAAGCCCTCGGCTACGGGGCTCGTGAGGGCGGCGGGGCTACCGCGAACGTGGCTGTCGTCGTCCAGGTCCCGCCCAAAGCGGCCTCCGTGACTGAGTGGGTCACCTCTCACACTCCCCCCATCCCATGAACTTCGACCTCGCCTTTTCCCGTCTCCTCGGCCAAGAAGGCGGGTTCACCGACGATCGGCAGGATAAGGGGAACTGGACCGGGGGCAAGGTCGGCGTCGGGGCCCTTAAGGGCTCGAAGTACGGCATCTCCGCCATGTCTTACCCCATGGAAGACATCCGGAACCTCTCCGAGGCTCGGGCGAAGGCCATCTACCTCCGGGACTTCTGGGGCCCGGCCGGGTGCGACCTCGTCCCGACCCCTCTCAAGTACCCCCTCTTCGAGACCGCGGTCCACACTTCCGCCCCAGGCCGCCCTACCTTCGCCATCAAGCTCGTTCAGCGGGCTGCCGGCGTCCAGGATGACGGCATCATCGGTCCGATCACGATGCAGGCCATCTCCTCCGCCGACCCCTATCGGCTCACGGCCCGCTTCTACGGCTTCCGGCTGGACCACCTCAACGACCTTCCCGCCTGGGCCCACTACTCGAAGGGCTGGGCCCAGCGCATCGCAGACAATCTGAAGGAGCTCTGATGAACCCTCTCATCCTCGGCCCCCTCCTCGACATGGGCAGCCGTCTCATCAGCCGGCTCGTCCCTGACAAAGAGGAGGCCCGGAAGGCCGAAGTCGAGTTCCTCCGCGCCGCGATGGATGGGGAGCTGAAGCAAGTCATCGCCCAGCTCGAAATCAACGCCCGGGAAGCCGGCCACCCCTCCGTCTGGGTAGCCGGCTGGCGCCCCTTCTTCGGTTGGGTCGGCGGAGCTGCCTTCGCCTATTCCGTCATCATCCAGCCCATCCTCACGTGGTGGGCCTACGCACACGGCCACTCCGCCCCTCCCAACGTCGAGTCCGACCTTCTCTGGGTCGTGATCACGGGGATGCTGGGAATTGGTGGCCTCCGGACTTACGAAAAGCGACAAGGAGTCACCAAATGAGCGATTACGACTTTTCCGGCCTGACCAACCCCAAGCGCGTGATCGAAAAGCGCATCGACCGGCAAGAAGCGGCTACGCAGGGCGTCCCCCCGCCGAAGCCGGCCTCCGGAATCCGCTTCGACAAGCCCCGGACTCCGGAAGAAAGGGCCAAAATCCAGGCCGCCCTGGCGAAAAAGCTCCGCGAGACCGGGCGGTGACCGCTTCTTCCATCATCTGGAAGCCCCAACCCGGCCCTCAGACCGCCCTCGTCTCCTGCCCGGTTTTCGAAGTCTTCTTCGGCGGCGCTCGAGGGGGCGGGAAGACCGAAGGTTCCATCGGCGACTGGCTCCAGCACTCCGACGAATGGGGTGAGGGAGCCAACGGCATCTTCTTCCGCCGGGAACAGCAGCAGCTCGACGAGGTCATCGCGCGGACGGAGTCCGTCTTTGGCCCTCTCGGCGGGAAGTTCAATCGTCAAAAGTCCACCTGGACCATGCCCAAGGGCGGGCGGCTGAAGTTCCGCTACCTCGATCGGGATAAGGATGCGGAGAACTACCAGGGGCACTCTTACACCCGGGTCTACATCGAAGAGGCGACCAACTTCCCCTCCTTCGCTCCAATCAAGAAGCTCTTCGGCACTCTCCGCTCAGCCGTAGGCGCTCACACGGGCCTCCGCCTCACCGGCAACCCCGGTGGGCCCGGCCATGCCTGGGTCAAGCATCGCTACATCGACCCAGCCCCTCAAGGCTACCAAATCCTCAAGGACGTCATCGAGGTCGAGGGCTTCTCCCCAATGACTCGGGAGCGCGTCTACATCCCGTCTCGGGTCTCCGACAACCAGATGCTCATGCAGAACAATCCGGAGTACATCGCCAACTTGGCGACGGCCGGCTCTGCCTCCCTCGTCCGGGCGTGGCTGCTGGGCGACTGGTCCACTCCCGTGGGAGCCTACTTCACCCAGTTCTCCCGCACCCGGCATGTTCTTCCAGCCCGCTTCGCCTCGCTCATCCCGCGGAATGCCCTCCGCTTCGGCTCTTTCGACTGGGGCTATGCCTCGCCCTTCTCTTTCGGCATGTGGGCAGTCTCCGATGGCTCCTGGGGCCTCCCGCGCGGAGCCCTTCTCCGCTATAAGGAGTGGTACGGGTCCACAGGTAATCCGAATGAGGGTCTCCGGCTCGATGCCCCCATGGTCGCTCGAGGCATCCTCAACCGAATCGGCTCCGATAACCTTTCCTACATCGCTGCCGACCCTTCAGTGTTCAAGCGTGACGGCGGCCCTTCAATCGCCGAGTCCTTCGCCGTAGAGGGCGTCTATCTCAAGCGAGCGGACAACGCGCGGAAGAGCGGCTGGAACAAGGTCCGGGAGCACCTCAACGGCGTCCTCGGCGAAGACCCCACTCCCGGCGTCATCCGTCCCCCTCTCATCTACTTCCTCGACTGCTGTCAGGCTTCCATCAACGGCCTCGAGACCGTCCCAGCTGACGCCAATGACCCTGACGACGTGGATACGGATGCTGAAGACCACGCAGTCGACGACATCCGCTACGGAGTCACCTCCAGGCCCTGGATCATTGACAACCTGCCTCCGGTGGTTGTAAACTCCGCGCCTACCCTCGAAGATCTTTTCGAAGCCTCCGAGCGTGAGCGGCTTCCCGGACTCATCACATGACGCCTACTTCAGACCCGAAAAAGCCCGAAGACTGGCAAGGCCACTGGATGGCCGAGATCGGCTTCGCCCAGCAGAAAGCCGAAGACTTCCAGCGCAAGGGCAAGAAGATCGTCAAGCGCTTCCGGGCCGAAGAGGCTGTCAGCCAGGAGCGGCAAGAGGGGGCTACCGAGTTCAACATCCTCTGGTCGAACGTGGAGACCCTTCGCCCAGCCACCTACGCTCGGCGTCCGCAGGTCGAGGTGACCCGCCGCTTCCGAGATGAAGATCCCGTCGGCCGCTTGGCGGGCCAGATGCTCGAGCGGGCGCTCCAGTACGAAATCGATCGGGGGCTGGAACTCCATGAAGCCCTAAAAGAGGCTGTCCAAGACCGTCTTCTCCCCGGCATCGGCGCAGTCTGGGTCCGTTACGAGCCTGCCTTCGAGATGCAGGAAGTCGAGGCCCCGGACCCGGCCAACCCTCTCGCCACGACCACCCAGCAAGTCGAGTCCCTCTCCGACGAGAAGACTCCGGTCGACTACGTCTACTGGGAAGACATCCTCATCTCCCCGGCTCGGACTTGGGCCGATGTCCGCTGGGTGGCCCGTCGGGTCCCCTTCACCAAGGAAGCCCTCGAGCGCCGGTTCAAGGAGTCCTACTCCTCCTACGGCGGGGACATCTCCAAAGTCCCCCAGAACTACGACCCGACACAGAATCCCGAGACCCTCAAGACCGGCGACACCGACCCGCAGGTCAAGCGGACCCTCGTCTACGAAATCTGGGACAAGACGACCAAGCAGGTCTTCTTCATCTGCAAGGATGGCTGCAGCTACCCGCTCGACATCAAGGCGGACCAGTGGGACCTCGAGGGGTTCTTCCCCTGCCCTCCCCCTCTCCGCGGCACGCATACCTCAGACCAGTTCCTCCCGGTCGCCGACTTCCTCCTCTACCAGAAGCAGGCGCTCGAGCTCGACACCCTGACCCAGCGGATTCGCATCCTCTCCAACGCCCTCCGGATCGTGGGCGTCTACGACCAGTCGCAGCAAGCTCTCCGCAACCTCCTCTCCAACGCCGGCGACAACCAGATGATTCCGGTCGCCAGCTGGGCGGCCTTCGCCGAGAAGGGCGGGCTGAAGTCGGCTGTCGAGTTCCTCCCTGTCGATGTGGTGGCGAAGGTCCTTTCCGACCTCTACACCGCCCGTGACCAGTGCAAGCAGGTGATCTACGAGATCACTGGCATGTCGGACATCATCCGCGGGGCGAGCCTGGCCTCCGAGACCCTCGGGGCCCAGGAGATCAAGGCGAAATTTGCCAATCTCCGCCTGACGAGCCGCCAGCAGCAGGTGGCCGAGTTCGTCACCGGTGTCCTGAACATCAAAGCGGAGCTGATGTGCACGCTTTACGCTCCGGAGACGCTGATCCGCATCTCCAGCGCTGAGCTGCTCCCGGACGCCAAAAACCCCCAAGTCCTGCAAGCCGCGATCGAGCTTCTCCGGAATGAAAAAGTCCGGGGCTACCGCATCGAGATCATGGCTCGGTCGATGGTCGAGCTGGATGAGGTGGACGAGCGCCAGCGCCGCACGGAGTTCATGGAGACTGTCTCCAACTTCATGAACGCGGCGAAGAATGTCTCGAGCCTGCACCCCGCTCTCATGCCGGTGGCCCTCGAGATCCTCAAGTTCGCCGTGCGGGGCTTCTCGGTCGGCCGGACGCTCGAGGGCGCAATCGAGGACGCCCAGCGCCGGATCGACGAAGAAATGAAGAACCCGAAGTCGCCCCAGCCGGACCCGGACACTGTGTTGAAGAAGGAAATCGAGGCGATGCGGCAGCAGGGCGAGACGGATCGTCTGGACAAGGAATTGGCCAACAACCTCGAGGTGGAAGAGATGAAGCTGAACTGGAAAGAGATGGAGCAGCAGCGCAAGCAGGACCACGAGGCCCTCACGGGCTTGGTTTCTCGCATCCACGAGACCTCCGAATCCCGCCGGACGGAAGAGCTGGAACAACGCCGCCAAGCCCAAGAACGCGAAGACGGCTTCCGCTCCCAGCTCATGGAGCGCATGAACCAGCCGGCACCGGACCCTGCCCAGCAGATGGCTCCCATCATCGACGGCATCCAGCAGCTCACCGCCCGCATGGAAGAGCTGCTCACCCAATCCCAACGCCTGCGTAAGCGGGTCCCCACCTACGACCCGAAGACGGGCGACATCCTGGAAGTCCAGGAACAGTTCATTCAATAAGGAGTTATCATGGCAGTCGGAGATGTACGCTGGTTTCGTCGGGCCCTGCTCGATCTGGGCGAGAAGATCCATGATCTTTCCTCGGACACTTATCAACTCGGCATCGTCACGACGACGACAGTTCCGACTGTGGATACGGCCGATCCTCGCTGGGGCTCGGGCGGCACGACAAACTTCTCCACGAACCAGGTGGCCACCGGCGGCACATCCTACACCGGGCCCCAGACGCTGACGTCCGTCACCTGGACGCAGGTCTCCAACATCCCCACTTTCCGCGCAGCCAACGTGAGTCTGGCGCAGGACGCCTCCGGCTTCACCAACGGGGCCTACGGGATCATCTTCAACAACACCGCAGCAGGCAAGCAGTGCCTCGGCTGGGTCGAGTTGTCGGCAGCGGGTGCGGCGTCTCTTGTCTCCGGTCCGATCGTGATCGACTGGAGTGGCGCCAGCGGCGACATCTTCACCATCACCCAAGCGCCGTAAACGGAGGCCCTCATGCCCTTGCCCACTCTTCCCCCCTTCGCTGTCCCGGCGCCGCGCACTCCGACGGAGAACTCCGATGTCGGCGTTGTCAGCAACTTCATTCAGTGGCACGCCCTCCGCCAAGCCCACGCTTTCCGCGCGCGGGACGAGGAACTCCGGCAAGAGGAGCTGGCCGTCAAGCAGCGTCTAGCCGCGGCCCAGGAAGCCATGCTTGAGGCTCTCCAAGCCCCCGAGCCAAAGCTCCCGAAGACCGAAGCGGAGCTTCTCTTCTCCCTCGTCGTCGCTTTCGCGGACCCCGGAGTAGACAGCTCCAACGTCCTGGCAAAGGCCGAGACGGCCCTGGCACAGTACAAAGCCCGCATGGCGTCCGCAGGAGCGATTCCCCCACAGGTGGGATGAAGGGGAATCCATACGGTCGGCCGGTCTCTCCTTGGGTTCTGGTAGTTGCGGACATCCAGCAGTACCAGGAGAGGCCTAGAGTCTGGAGCCCCTATCTCTCCCGCTTCCCGAGCAAACCCTTAGAAACCCTTCGAAATGAAGCCTACGCAGGTCGGCAGCTCGCAGTAGAGGGGTTTCCAGACTTTGACCCAGCAACCGAACGATTGGAAAGATCCCCATCATGGCTTATGCCGACATCTACCTCGCGTCCAAAGACGCCACCTTCCAAGGCCGGTGCCTCGTCGCTGCCCGAGACGCTGCCAACGACATCCTTGCAGAGTCCCCGCAAACCGCCAATCATACGGCCCGACGAACCTGGGCAGTGAACACCCTCCGAGGGCAAGCCAACATCACTCCGGAACTTCTGGCTATCCAGGTCCTCCGGAACCCCACCATCGCGGCCAACCCTACAGCGGCTCCTGATGGCGACTTGAAGTTCGTCATCATCAGCTACCTGACCGACCTCATCGAAATCGGGTGAAGTCATGACAATCTCACAAGTTAACTACCCTTCTTCGTCGACGGTAGCTGTCACAATCTCCCTAGCCAGCGTAGCTAGCAATTCCCAGGGGGTTTTTACAGCCGGTCGCGAAGGAACAGCTGTCTCTAATCGAACAACTCTGGACGTGGATCACCAGCTTTCGGGCAAAATCCGCACAGGTACCAGTCCGACAGCGAACAGAAACATCATCATCTATGCAGTGGCACCGCTCTCCTTGGCCAGCGGTACCCCAACTTGGCCTGATGTTCTGGACGGCACAGACTCGAATGAGACGTTCACCTCTACCAACGTAATGAACGGGGTGGCTAAGCCACTTGCTACGCTCATCGTGGACTCTACAAGCGACCGAGACTATCCGTTTTCCGGGCTTTCCGTAGCGGCGGCCTTCGGAGGTTCTATGCCCTCCGACTATGTAGTCTTTGTGGCTCACGACACAGGTGTAAACCTGAATTCGACAGGGAGTAATCACGAGATCAACATTACGCGCATCAAGTACGAAAACGCGGTGTAAGTCGTGATTCGTCTTCCTGTTCCCTGGACTACGCAGCCTCCACTTTCTGTAGGGCTGTGTCTCGACCATCCCCTTTTGCGTGGGCTGTTCTTCGGTGTCCAGGGTAATAACCCATTCGAGCTTGTTTCTGGAAAACAGCTCACCCGAAATAACGGATTGACGCTGCGGCCTACCCCAGCAGGGGTAGGGTATTACAGCGACGGCACTGATGATTTCTTATCCCTCTCGATTCCGTCCAAAGTCCTAACAAATTGGACACTCCTGCTGCTGACCCGCGGCGATTCCCCGGCGCTGGACACTCGGGCTTTTGCGTTTGGTAGCTCTTCCAATAACCAGCCCATCGTCGGGATTGGCGTTGGCTCTCTTAGCGCAACAAAAGCTAGAGTCTGGGCGCGTTCTGATAGCGGAATTTCTCCTAATCTTGCAGAAGTCCAGACTTCTCGAGATGTTTTTTCTTCCCTTCCAGCTATTGTAGCCCTTCGGCACAATGCTGGAGCTCTTCAGTCTTTCGTAAATGGGCTTCCGGATAATACAGATACTTTAACAGCCCCGGGAACTTTTACAGTAGACCGTGTAGCCCTAGGGGGCCTTCTCCGAGCTAGTGCGGGAAATTTTTTCAAAGGCACAAATGTCCTTGCGCTGGCCTTTGATCGAGCTTTGTCAGACGCTGAGCTCGCCCGCCTCAACACCCCCGCGGCACTCTGGTCGCTCTTTGCCCCAAAACCTTTTAGGCTTTGGGCGGATACCCCGGCATCCGGACTGACCATCAACGCTGGCATTGGCGACGCCACAGCTGCTGGCGCTTCAGCCACAATCCAGACTGGTCTGACAATTTCCGCGGGCGTTGGGGCAGCAACCGCCGTAGGGGCCCTTGCCGGGGTATCACTCGGCCGCACCATTGGTGCGGGGATCGGAGCGGCCACGGCTTCCGGGCTCACAGCCTCTTTGGCGAGCGGTCTGACTGTCAACGCGGGAGTCGGCCGAGCCGTCGCTAACGGCGATCTCGATCCGCTGGCTTCTTCCGTCGTTCTTCTGGTTCAGCCGACAGGCCCCGCAGGCTCAACGACTTTCACCGATCTTAGCCAAGCGGCCAATCCGCTGACGGCCGTCGGGGATGTCGAGACTTCCACAGCCCTAGTCCCGGCCACAGGGACCACGGTCCTCTTTGACAGCGGTGGCGATCGAATCGCGCTGAACGACACTAGCGCAGACTCGATTTTTGTTCCCGGAACGGGGCCGATGTGCTTGGAATTCCGGTTTGCGGCAGCCAGTTTCAGCTTCGACGGGCTCCTCACTCGGGTCAAGAACATCGCTGGAGGCCCTAACGAATGGGGCTTTTACCTCGATAGCGCCGACGCAGGCCTTTTCTACTACGGCGTCCGAGGGACAAACGATAATGCTATCCGGCTGTTCTGGCCGACTGCCGCTCTCACTGATCGGCTAACCTACGGCTGCCTCCAGCGCAATGCCGCGGGGCAGTGGCACTGCTGGCTGAATGGACAACCCGGCACTGACTACCAGATTGGGGTCAACGGGAGCTTTGGCTCCGTCACCACAGGCACCTACACCGATGCCGTCAATCTGGTGGCTAACGGCAAAGAGCCTCAAATCGGCGGGGACTTTACTGGAGAGTACGAAGGCCAGCTTCGTTACATCCGCTTCACCCTCGCGGAGCGCTATACCGGGGGTGTTGCGTTCACGCCCCCGCCTGAGCTCAACGCCCTCAACGCGAACATCTCGCTCGGGCTGACCGTAAACTGTGGGGTCGGTGGAGCAACGGCCGCAGGGCAAACGGCCTCCATCTCCGGCGGCTCCACAATCAACGCCGGGATCGGAGCAGCGACCGCCAACGGCCTGACAGCCGGCATCTCCCTCGGCCGGACGGTGAATGCCGGTGTCGGCGCAGCCACAGCGAATGGCCTCACTGCTACCGTCCAGACAGGCGCAGGAACCATCCTTGCCGGTGTTGGAGCGGCCACGGCAAACGGACTTTCCGCTGCCGTTTCCCTCGGCCTGACTGTCGGCTGTGGTGTTGGGGCAGCTTCGGCAGTCGGCCTTCCCGCCCAGATCATCTTCGGCACACAAGGGGTCATCGGCTACGGCGATCTCTCCTTCGGCAGCTCCCCCGCCAAGCGGAAAAAGAAGGACCTTCGCGAGGAGCTGGAAGCCGCACTCGCCGACATCCCGCTCCCGCAACT